GTGGAAGTTTGCTGCTGAAGAAGATAGAGACAAGTCTCCAGTGAGATTTGTCCCTCGCAGGGCTTATATTTGTGGGTAATAGGTTTGCGTCCGCCAAGAACTCGATTGCAGAGTGTGATCGATGCGGATTTAGGTTCAAGCTAACACAGCTAAAGGCTTTGATCATCAAGACAAAGCAAGTTAATATAATTGTTTGTCCTGAATGCTGGGAACCGGATCAGCCTCAGTTACAACTGGGGATGTATCCAATTGACGATCCGCAGGCTGTAAGGAATCCTAGAAAGGATTTAAGCTATTTGCAGTCTGGTAATAGCGGGTTACAATTGGTTAATGGTTCAGGTACGGCTGTTGATCAAAACGGTTATCCTGAAGGCGGAAGTAGAATTATCCAGTGGGGCTATGCTCCTGTTGGAGGTTCTAGAGCAAACGACGTAGGGCTAACACCAAATTACCTAGCTTTATCATTCCAGCTAGGAACAGTAACAGTAGTCACAACTTAGGAGTTAATATGAAGATTATAATCGCAGCTGGTAAGCCTTCGGCAGGAAACTCAGTTAAGAAATTCAGCAAAGGCGGAAAGACCAACCTACAAATGAAAGAGTTGGGTCGTGGATTGGCTAAGGTTGCTAATCAAAAGGTCTCTTCGTTCAAGTACAAGAACTCTGGGAGCAAATAATGGCTATTCCAGAAAAAGCATCTAGCGTTAACCCTAGTCAGCCAAAGCCTATTACTGGGCTGTCAAAAGAGGATCTGGGTAATAATGGATATCCAAACAATATCCCTAACACACAGACCATGAAGACCCGTGGTACCGGAGCCGCTACTAAAGGCACTGGTCACTCGAAGAAGATGGGCTAATGAATTACACGGAACTATCGCAGACGATTAAGGCATATTGTGAGAATGAGTTCCCACAAACAGTCAGTAGCTTTACGTCTGCCCAACAGATCAATACATTTATTGATCAAGCAGAGCAACGGATATATAACAGCGTTCAGTTCCCTTCTATACGGAAGAACGTCACTGGGATACTAACCCTACACAATAAGTATCTATCAGCGCCTGATGACTTCCTAGCCGTCTACTCTATAGCTGTAATTGATACAGTAACGGGTATATATGAGTTCCTCCTGAACAAGGATGTTAACTTCATACGGGCTGCTTATCCATCTCCTACAGACTATGGTAAGCCCCAGTACTACGCTCTGTTTGGACCTACAACAACAGACACAGATCCTGCTGTCGTAACGAATGAGCTAAGCTTCATTCTTGGTCCAACTCCAGACATTCTGTATGACGTAGAGCTGCATTACTATTACTACCCTGAGTCAATCGTTACGGCAGGCACAACATGGCTTGGGGATAACTTTTATAGTGTCCTGCTTTATGGCGCGATGCTAGAAGCGGCGGCGTTCATGAAGTCAGACAAAGACGTTATGGAAAATTATGTTTCTCGATATAATGAAGCATTGGCACTAGCTAAACGTCTGGGTGATGGAATGGAAAGACAGGATGCTTACAGGTCTGGGCAAGTACGGATACCGGTTAAATAATGCCATTTACCGGAAACTTTACCTGTGACGTATTTAAATCAGGAGTTCTTGACGGGAACTTTGATTTTGGCGTTGGCACAACAAACGTATTTAAGATAGCGCTGTATACCAACGCGGCAACTCTTGATCAGGATACCGCTGCCTATACAACCGTTGGCGAGGTTGTGGCGACTGGGTATACTGCCGGTGGTAATGTTCTGTCTCCAACCTTGAGCATATTGGACGGGACCGCATTTATTACTTTCACTAATACCTCGTGGACAAGTGCATTGACCGCTCGTGGAGCGCTTATTTATAAGGTTGGTGGTGCATCGGTTTGTGTTTTAGACTTTGGTTCGGACAAGATCTCGACTACAGTATTTCAAGTAGAGTTTCCAGCCGCCTCCAATACTTCAGCAATTATTAGGCTTTCCTAAAGGAGTTTCAAATGATTTCAAACAAAGCTAAATCTGTAGATAAGATAGGCGCAAGCGTTCTGCTAGGTGGAGCAACAGTTTCTGCTGCTGGTGGAGCTGGTGTATTCACAATCCAATGTTTTGGTCAAGATGGCAACCTGAAGTGGGAAGAAAAGAACTCAAATTTGGTTGTTAACGTAGGACTTCAAGACATGAACTCCAAATACTTTGCTGGGTCTTCCTATACCGCAGCTTGGTATCTAGGTCTGATTACTGGCCCCGGTTCAGGCACAACCATTGCCGCAGCAGATACCTTAGCTTCGCATACAGGTTGGACCGAATACACAGACTACACAGGTAACCGTAAAGCTGTGACTTTTGGTGCAGCAACTCTTGCTGATCCTTCAGTTATTAACAATTCAGCCTCACCTAGTGCGTTTGTTATTACAGCCCCCGGTGGTACTGTTGCTGGTGCCTTCTTGGCTTCAGTAGATACAGGTACATCAGGCATTTTGTTCTCAGCTTCTGACTTCCAGTCTCCCGGTGATCGCGCTGTAGTTGCTGGCGATACTTTGAGTGTTACCTACACATTTAGCCTTGACGCTGCATAAGGAGATGTAAAAATGGCAACCAAATTTACTAAAGGTCAGAACGTAAAAGTTCAAACAACCGTCCCTCAAGGTCCAGTACAAGCACTGCGTATGACTGAAGATGGGGATTTCTTCTACAACGTAGAGTGGACTGATGCTGATGGCGCTAAGCAAAACCGCTGGTTCCCAGAAGCTGCTTTGACCGAAGCGTAATGTGTTTGGAATCTCATCATTTGCGGCTGCACCATTTGCGTCACTAGCAGGAGCTTTTCTAAACTCTGAAGTTAGTGAGTCAGCCTCTGCGTCAGATTCTATTAACGGATCTCGTCAAGTTGATGCGGCGTTAATTGAGCTTGCTTTTGCAACAGATACGATAGCAGCAGGGGCTACCTTCAACTCAGCTCTATCTGATTCTGCTACAGCTTCTGACCAAGTGTCTGCAATTCAAGCGTTTGCTTCTGCCATACAAGAGTCTGCTACCGCAGAAGATCAGGTTTCCTCATCAGTAGAATTAAACAGCGTTATCTTAGAGTCAGTAACTGGCGCTGATGTAGTGGCGGCTCTAGCTGAGATGAACTCTGCTGTTATAGAGGCTGTCTCTGCTTCTGATGTTATAGCTACTCAAGCCACATTTGGAGTTTCTGTAATAGAGCAGGTAACAGCATCTGACCAAGTATCGTCAGTAGAGACGTTTGCAGTCAACGTACAAGAGAGTGCTACAGGGGCTGACCAAGTAAACGCGGCTCTCATCTTGCCCGTAAGTATTGCAGAATCTGCTACTGCATCTGAGGTTGTAGGGGCGTTAGTCTACCTAAATAGTTTTGTTAGTGAAGGGGCTTCTGCTTCTGATGCTGTTGAGAGCATGGCGGAGTTTCACTCAAGCATACAGGAGCTAATTAGCGCTTCTGAAAGCGCTAGTACTGCCGCTAACTTTGTAGTCTCAACTGAAGAGTCTGCTCAAGTCTCTGACAGCGTTACTAGAAGACTGCTCTGGGAGATAATTAATACCTCAGAATCTACCACTTGGAATACAATAAACAATTCAGATACAGGTGGTTGGCAAGTGATTAAAACTCAACCATAATAGGGACATATGGCACTCATCTTAGCTGACAGAGTAAAAGAGACTTCCACCACTGCAGGTAATGGCACATTTACGCTTGCTGGAGCTGCCGCTGGTTTTCAATCCTTTGCTGTAGTTGGCGATGGAAATACCACCTACTACTGTATCGCAGGACAAGGGACTAATGAGTGGGAAGTAGGCATTGGAACCTATACGTCTTCCGGTACTACACTAGCCCGTACTACAGTTCTATCTAACAGTTCAGCAACAGAGCCAACAGCGCTAATATTCTCCGCTGGGACCAAGGATGTATTTGTTACCTACCCTTCAGAGAAGTCAGTCAATCTGGACGCATCAGGTAATGCAACTGCATTAGGTACTCCAGTAGCGTTTACAGGTACAAACATAACTGGCACTGCGGCAGGTCTTACAGCAGGAGCCGCAACGGTATTAGCTACAGCAAGAAACATAGCAGGTGTGTCTTTTGATGGCTCTGCTGCTATATCAATACCATTAGAGAATCTATCCGATGTGACAATTGGCACTCCGCTGGTTAATGAGTTGCTTGGATATAACGGCACGGCTTGGGTTAATGTCCCGCCAAACTCGGCATCAGCCGGGACAGGGGTTGTATTTTATAACGCCACTCCAGTCATAACTGCGGCAGGGGCTAACAACGATGTAGCTCTTCTTACCTTTGCATCCATCCCAGTAACAACGGCAGAGCAGGTCATTACAGGAACAGCAGTTAGCAATACTGTGCTTTTCTCTGCTTTTATCACTGTTGCGCTGAATAGACTTCTATTTGATGCTGGGGTATATGATTTCACAATATGGGCGGGTGTAGATAGCATTGCTGGTGGCTCTGTTACAACCATTACTAGACAGATATATACAGCTACTCCGTTTGTTGTTGGCACTGTAACTACTACAGGCACAGGATCAAGCCGCACAGCTACAGCATCATCAGGAACGCCCTTTGCTACTTTGGTGATAGATGCTTCTGCTACAAATACAACTGCATCATACTTACAGACCCCCCAAGGTCTGTATCAGATAACCGCTAGAACCTCTGACACGGTAGTAACTATTACTACACCTAGTGGGTATACCAATGAATCAGCAGTTGCTGGTACTGTATGGAAGAAACTGTTTGGGATTACTACTCCAACAATAACATCTATATCCCCTAACTACACTGACTTTGGTGTAATTACAACGCAGCCATCTACAGTAGTTACTACTGCAACAAAGATGGGTATTCTTGGGTTTGTTACTTCAGATGCCACTAGGACTATATCGCTAACCTACAATGGCGAAGATAGAAATACTCACGTTGATACACCTCTAGCTAATCTACACAATGACTTGGCGGGGTTACAGGGCGGAGTTGCTACTGAGTATTTCCACTCTACCTCTGCTGAATATACAGGCACAGGCACTGGAGTCTTTGTAAGAGCAACATCTCCTGCTCTAGTAACCCCAGATCTAGGCACTCCAAGTGCGTTAGTAGGCACTAACATAACCGGCACAGCTACAGCCTTTACTGCTAGTAACGTAACCACCAACGCTAACCTAACAGGCGAAGCCACCTCTGTAGGTAACGCAGCCACCCTAACCAACTCAGCGGTTATAGGCAAGGTCTTAACTGGATACACATCAGGGGCGGGTACAGTAGCGGCTACAGATACTATTCTTCAGGCAATACAGAAGCTAAATGGAAATACTGCGGCAGTTCCCGGTACAGTAACTTCAGTATCAGTAGTAACAAACAACGGCTTTGCTGGCACAGTAGCTACGGCTACATCTACTCCGGCTATAACCTTAACAACAACAGTAACAGGCATGCTGAAGGGTAGTTCTGTATCTGGGATTGTAAGTGCTGGAACAAGTGGCACTGATTACTCTGATGGTACTTCACTCCTAGCTACCGGCATATTAAAGAGTACAACCACAACTGGTGCGCTGACTATAGCAGTGGCGGCAACAGACTATGTGGCTCCAAGCGCATATGCTTCAGCTAACGGTCTTACAATGGCTACAGCTAGGCTACTGGGCAGGACTACAGCATCAACAGGGGCGGCAGAGGAAATCACAGTAGGAACTGGGTTGTCTTTAGTTACAGGTACTTTGTCATCAACGGCAACCTCAGCATCTCTGTCTAATGATACAGCTACAGCTTCTTATATATACCCAGTCTTTGCCACTGGAACAACCGGTGTAATAGCAAACTTATACACATCCAATGCCAAGCTACTATACAAACCATCAACAGGTGAGCTGGCAGTTACTGCGCCAATAGCCGCTAACGGCTTAGTGCTTAACGCGACTACTGTAGCTACAAGTTATACTGTTGAATCTGGGTACAATGCTTCCTCAGTAGGTCCAATAACTGTGAGCGGTGGTGTTGTGGTTACTATCACTTCAGGGCAGCGTTGGGTTGTCTTATAAACAAAGGATAAATTATGGCAAGCACTTACACACCAAGTCTAAAAATAGAGCTGATGGCTACTGGCGATCAGGTAAATGACTGGGGAACTACAACCAATAGCAATCTCGAGAACGGCTTAGAGCAGGCTATTGTTGGTCGCGGTGTAGTTGAATACACCAGCGATGCAAATAAGACCATTACCCTTACTGAATCAAACTCTAGTCAAGATGCAAGAAACCTATTCTTGTACGTTGATACTGATGCCCTTACAACCCTTACCGCAACTAGGGACTTAATAGTCCCAACCATAGAGAAGACATACGTTGTCCACAATGATACAGCCGGGAGTCAGAGCATTAGGGTAAAGACATCAGGCGGCACAGGGATAACCATTCCTAATGGCAAAAAAGCTCTGCTGTATGTAGATGGGACTAATGTAATAGAGCAGCTTAATTACCTTACGTCCGCAGAGATTGGGACAATAACCTTTACTAACCCAGTGCCAATTGCATCTGGCGGAACCAACGCAACGAGTGCAAGCGCAGCCAGAACGAGTCTTGGGCTGGCTATAGGCACAAACGTTCAGGCATACAATGCCGGTCTACAAGATATATCTGGATTAGCTAAAACAGATGGCAATTTCATAGTTGGGGACGGGACCAACTGGGTAGCTGAATCAGGAGCTACAGTCAGGACATCATTAGGTCTTGGCAGCATGGCTGTTCAGAATTCTAATGCGGTGTCTATTTCTGCTGGAACCGCAACCTTAACATCAATGACCACTAACTCTGCCACAATAACTGGCGGGACAATTACAGGCATTACTGATCTGGCTGTAGCTGATGGGGGTACGGGATCATCCTCTCTTACTTTAAACAGCGTCTTAATAGGCAATGGCACTAGCGCATTGCTGGCTGTTGCCCCCGGCACATCTGGTAACCTATTAACCTCTAACGGTACTACTTGGACCTCAGCGGCTAATTCAGCTATTTTTGCATCAGGTACAGTTATCCCCTTTTTCAATACTAATGCCCCAACAGGCTGGACTAAGCTAACCACTCAAAATGATAAGGCGCTAAGGGTTGTTTCTGGTAGCGGGGGAGTTGCTGGAGGTACGGTAGCTTTTACAACGGCATTTGCTAGTCAGGCAGTTGCCGGGAGCGTTCAGTCACATACACTATCAGAAGCGGAAATGCCATCTCATAATCACGGGGTGTACGGTCCTGTTGGCGGTCCCGGTGGGTCTGCTGCGGGAACGAGTGACTCTATAGTTACAGGTAATCGCGGGGGAAGTGGGGGGCATACCCATCCATTCTCAGGTACAGCTATAAACTTGGCGGTGCAGTATGTTGATGTGATCCTCTGTAGCAAGGATTAATTGTGTTAAACAACAAACATAAGGACACTAAGCTAGAGCAAGCAATAATAATGTTCCCCAGCGCAGCAACCCCTTCTGTTTGTGACGAGATAGTTAACTTGTATAGAGAGTCTGATTTGTGGAAAGAGTGCTACTTTCACTCCAAAGCACAAGGTGTTAGAACCTGCAACGAAATTAGGATGCCTGCAAGTGAGCTAGACTCAAAGATATTTAATGTGGTTGGAGCCTGCCTTCTAAAGTATAACGAAGTTTTTGAGACAACAGCCTCTACTGACGAGGGATATACTCTGCTTCGTTATAACGAAGGGCAGAGCATTGGTAATCACATGGATGACACTACTGGGTTAGGAAGGGTTTTGTCATGTTCAATTTTGTTAAATGACGAGTTTACTGGTGGGGAGTTCTCGTTTTGGGGAGGGGAATCTATAATAGCCCCAGAGAAAGGAAGTGTTTTAATGTTCCCTGCTAATTTTATGTACCCACATGAAATATTAAAAGTAAAAAGTGGAGCGCGTTTTTCAATAATAACTTGGCTGGGGTAAATATGAAACTTTCGATTGTTGTAGAGGATAGAGTAGTTGTAATTGATGGTCTTGGTTTTGGAAAACTTACTTTAATTGGGGTTCCTGAGTATGCCCACGCGCTACAATGGAATGACGGCAAGGGCTGGGTAGAGTACAACGATGGCAGGTTAAATGAGGGTATAACCGCCCTCCCACAGTGGGCTACCGATGCTTGTGCGGCGCATGAGGCTGCTGTTAAATTAGCTGCGGAGATTCCTGTAGGGATTCTTGTGGGCGTATAGGCATGGAAATTAAAGCCGGTAACTTTTGTCCATTAATAAAAGAAGACTGTGTTGGCTTGAAGTGTTCATGGTTTACTCAAGTCAGGGGTACTAACCCAAACACAGGTAAAGATGTAGATGAATGGGCATGCGCCATCACTTGGCTTCCAATGCTGTTGATTGAGAATAGCCAACAACAAAGGCAGACTGGTGCTGCAGTAGAGTCATTCAGGAATGAGATGGTTAAGGCTAATGAGTCTAGTCAACAGCTTCTACTAAACACAACTAAGGTAGCTGCAATAGGGCGTGACTAACTAAGGGTACAAGGAGATATAAATGGCTTCAACTATTGCAGCAGTGACAACGGGGGGTGGGGGTGTAATCACCACAGCAGACTCTAGTGGAAATCTCTCATTACTCTCAGGTGCAACTACAGTAGTTGCTGTGACCAGCACTGGTGTGGCTGTAACTGGTACTCTGAGTTCTTCTGGTGCTAGTACGCTAACAGGTGCTATTACTGCTACTGCTGGTATAAACACGCCAAACACCTTTGGCTTCAAGAACCGCATCATCAATGGTGGGATGGTTATTGACCAAAGAAATG